CTTATAACCCTGCCTATTAACTGCGTTAACAAAGGTTCGTTATTTACTGGTGTTCCAAGTATTAAACAGCTAAGTTGGTCTATTGAAACCCCTTCTGAAAATATAGATTGAGTTCCAAATAAAATCTTTTTATCTTCTCTAATTTGTTCCATTAGAGAAATTCGTTCATCTTGAGGGGTCTGACCCGTTATCAAAACTCCTACGTCACCAGTTAGCTCGCAACATTTTCTAAGCAATTCTACTCTATCCGCTACAACTAGAACTTTATGCCCTTTAGCGGCGTATACACTTGCAAGTAAAGACAGAAAGTGTTGATACTCCTCATTATAAGCAAGGTGATTAACCTTCTTTGCCCAAGGTATATTCATACCATCTAAAAACCGTATCTCAGAGTCAAAGATATGTATTTTAGGAGTCATATAATTCTCTTTTGGAGGAAAATAGACTGTAGGGCTGAAATAATCTCGGAATACTACATGCTTCCCGTCTTTTCTTTCAATAGTTCCAGATAAGCCAATTTTATAACGAGCCTTTGACTTATCAATAATGTTTTTAAAAGTAGGGCTTGATACGTGGTGCATTTCATCTAGAATAATAGTACCGAATTCATTGATTATGTCTGGTACTCTCCTTGTGAGAGTTTGTACATTACCTATGACGATTGGTGCATCTGTATCAAACTTACCACTACCAATTATACCAGGACTAATTCCAAAAACTTTTTCTACCTCTTTTTCCCACTGATTTCTTAGAGCTACAGTATGTACTACTACCAAGGTCTTCTGTTTTAACTTTGAAGCAATTGCAAGCCCTGTGAAAGTCTTTCCCCAGCTTACCCAAGCATTGATAATACAATTATCATCTATAGCGTCATAAATCTTCTGTTGGCTTTCTCTTAATGAGAATTTAAATTCTGGAAATTCTACTGGAATCGACAGCCTTTTATCTACTACTTCGTACCCTTCTGGTATTAGATCTATTCTTCCGCAAGGAATACTTACCATTTTGCTACGAATCCTCCCCATATTTTTTATAACCGTAGGAGGGTCAGTAGGATTATAAGAAGGTATAGCATAAGTTAATTCTTTGTCTAGCAAAGAAACCTGAGTATCGTTTTCCAATGATAGGTAGATTCTGTCTGATATAACTGCTTTCATATTTTTCTTTTTGTGTCTTTTTTACGTTCTTCACTGAACTCATAAAGAATCCAGGGGTGATTTCCATTGTATAGTATACCTGCCCAGGTCATGTATGCCAATGGTGGACGAAGCACTGGAAAAGGAGAATTTATTCCTTTTATCCATACTAAACAAGTTACACCCCTGTCTTCCACTTTTAGTATTTTATGGTATCTTAAAGATACTAAAAGGCTTTTTTGATATTCAAATACAGTACCTTCTGAATCTATATATCTCTTTGCTGTGGATTTAAGCATAGAGGGAATATCATGTACAGCCTTATTTAAGACAGCTTTGTTAGGATAAGAAGACCGAAGTCTTCTTACTCCTAACTTATCGCTTTTTATATTCTTATCGTCTAGACATAGACCATCTAGAAACACAATTCCATCTTTCTCTTCGATAAGAGCCTCCTTTGGGAGAATAAATAATGGAAATTTCGCATTAAATATTTGTGTACTCTTTCTCAAATTTACCAAAGCTGTAATCATCTCCTATTTCGAAGTCGCAGCCGATAGGAGCGCCTTCGATATGACAGCCTACTCTAGGCTTTTGAACATATGTTTTTAGCAACCCACAGTACATTTCTACTTCATCTTCTGGCACTTCTGCCAAAATAGAATCGTGTACTAGGGCGAAAATTCTACTCTTCATATCTGCATTTAGAATAAAATTGTGCATATCAATAGCACCTAATAAGTTAATATCACTAGCTGCGGACTGTACCAAAAAATTAATTCCAGATCTAACTTCATGGCTTGCTACTCCTTTGTCTGAAGAAAAGACGTTAGGGAGTCTTCTCTTTCTGCCAAATACTGAATATACGTGTCCAATTTTACTTATTTCCTGCTGTTTTGACTCTAACCAGTCTCTTAATTTTGAGAACTGGTTAAAATAATCATCAATTACTTCCTGAGCCTCTGATTTTGAAAAGTATTTTCCAGAGTCTTTAGTTACTTGAGCACTAATTTTAGCGGCTCCCGCACCATACATGATACCAAAGGTAACTGCTTTCGCAGCCTGTCTTTTAACACCATACAACTCTGCAACTTCTTCTACTTCACAAGGTAATTTAAAAACTACTTTTGCGATAGTAGAATGAAAGTTTCCTCCAGATCTAAATACGTCTTGCAGTTTTTTATCTTTCGCAAGAACAGCAGCTACATAAACTTCCGCAGTGGTTAAGTCCATTGCAACTATTTTATGTCCTGGAGCTGCTTTAATACAGCCTTTTACCGCAGGGTTATCCCGCGGAAGTTGCTGCATGTTGAGCTTACCTGAGCTACTAAGTCTGCCACTAGTAGTGCCATGTAAGCTAAAGTTAGTTCTTAATCTGCTATCTCTATCGAGTTGGGGTATAATCTTATCAAGATAAGTATTTTTTATTTTACCTTTTTGTCGAATGCTGAGAATATGAGCAGGTATATTATGCTCTTCTGCTAAGGTTGCCAATACTTCTGCGTCTGTCGAATGTGCTCCAGTTCCTGTCTTTTTTCCAGTAGGTTTTAGACCTATAAAGTCAAATAACAATTTTCTAAGCTGTAGAGTACTATTTGGATTGAACTCTTTTTCTTGAAATTGTTCAAACTTTTTAACTTCCTCATAGGAGTATAAACCTTTAGTAGCCTCTTCGATATCACCGCTCATAATTTCTTGAGCTAGCAAAAGTCTTTGTCTATCAAACGGGACTCCATTTTCTTGTACATCTTTCAAGAACCTCATAGCAGGAATTAATAGTTGCTTATATACCCTACGAATTTGTGGGTCTTTATCTAGCTCCTGCTTAAAGATATCATAAAGTAGAAACGTTACTGCCGCATCAATGGCTGCGTAAACTTGAATAATATCAAAAGGAATCATATCAAAACTGAAATTTCCCTTTAAAATACCATTCTTTCTACAGTAATTATCAATAAAGTCATACATTGGTTTCTCATAGTCACCGTACTTAGTATGACGAATAGCAAGCTGCTTAAGACCATGATTACCAGGATTTTCATCTAACATATAATGCATGAGCATGGTATCTTCAATGTTTGGAAACTCAAACTTGAAGTGGTACTCCAGCATTGCTAAGTCAAACTTTGCATTATGCATAATTACATTTTTCTTAGTAAAAAGTTCTTGTAATTTTTCTGTGACCCTCTCATCTACATAGTCTGTATCAATATAGACTCCTGTATCTGGTTCACACGATAAACTTATACCAAGAATATATCCATCTCTCGGATATAAAGCTGTAGTTTCTGTGTCTACAGCCACATAAGGATAAGGGGCTTCAATGGCTTTACATACCCACTCGTAGGCTTGATCAGAGTCTTGTATCCCATAGAACAGAGTTTCATCAATTTTTTCTACAGTTAAATCTCCAGAAATGTATCCTTTTAGTTTTTGAATTGAGTCTTCCCACATTGGGCGTGCCTCAGGCTTAAAAGACATCATAGCAGGACTAATGATAGGAATAAACTTATCATTTATTAGCCTTCCTGTATGTTCTGTTATAGCTCGTTCTTTAGTAAAATATTCGAGCGCCTCTCCGCCTACTAAAATAACATAGTCGTATAAATCAATATTAATATCAATATCAACATCTCTTCGTAAAACTTTTTTCTTGCCTGGATCTGAACATAAGTGAAAGCGTTCAAAATCAAAGTCATTTTCAAAATGTTTCACGAAGTCTATTTTACTAGGTGCTTTTTCAATAAGTGCAACATTAGCCATATAAATAGTCCCCTAACTTTATTACTCTTTCCTCAGATAAATCAGCTGGATCTGAATTTTTATCAATAGGAATCTTTTCTACTCTTAAATTAATTTTTTCACCAAGGTCCGCTACTTTTTGAGTGGCCTTTTCTCCTGCTTCATCCCCGTCAAAAAAAGTATAGACTGAATTTACATTCATTACTTTTAACAGAGACATTTTATAAATATCTATATTGTTTGTTCCAAAAATACACACTACGTTGGGCAGTCCTTTGTCTATCAAATTTAGACAATCAAATATACCTTCTACTAAAATTACACTACCTTGAACCAACTCTACATCACCAGGAAATAAAGGGAGTTTTACTCCACCTGGATGAACTTTGTATTTTGGAATAATTGTATTATCCGTAGCTCTTCCCACAAAGGCTCGGATCTTGCCAGTAATATCATAAATCGGAAACACTATTCTACTTGCGTACTCCGGTTCTATACTAGTAAACGCTCTATATCTAGCTAAGGTACTCGCAGATATTCCTCTATACGTTCCTACAAATGGTGTATAGTTCTTCGGCATCTTCAAACCGATGTTATCTGCTCGAATACCCATAATTTTATCTTGTATTCTCTTTCTTTTTAAGTCTTTTGCGTTTATAGCTTCATCAAAGAATTTAAATATATTTCCTTTAAATCCACAACTAAAACAGTTCATAATTCCACTAATCTTATTTACTCGAAGAGAGGGATTACGATCTTCATGCTCAGGATTTAAACAACGTATTAAGTAGTCCTGTCCTGATGTTTGAAAGGGTATTTTTCTTTTATTTAAAAGTTCTACTACTTCCATTATTCATCTCCCTCCAAAGCTTCTGCAAGTCTTGCTTTTTCTTTTGGATTGAGAGAAGGAGTAGGTCCGATTTTTAGCGTGCGCCAGTCCATTTCACTTGTGAAATCAGACATCGGACCATTCCTCATTTTTTTACACTCAAATGTAATACAGTTATCCTCTTGATCCCATGTTTCAAGAGAAAACGCAGAGTCTGCTGCATCAAGAATGCCTTTTGCGAAGCGCGCTTCGCCGGTTGCATCAGTCTGGTATGGAGAGAAAATTAATATCTCATGTTCCTGGGCATACTGCTTTAGAGCCTTACTAACCTCTATCTGCTCTGTCCAGTCATATTGTCCATTTCTACTAGGCATATGAGATCTCTTAACCTGGTTTAGATAGTCTACAATAACTACAGATATTTCCTGTGTTGCAATTCTATGTTCAATTTCTGACTTAATCTTGGCAAGAGTAAGTGCTGGATCATAAACTATGTCTAATTGCAGATTCTTTTTCAACGGTAATTTAGTTACTTCCTTCTGAAAGTCTACAAAATTATTATGTTTTAAGAAACTATTGAAAGCGTCTTGTGAATCTTCAAATCTTCCTGCTTGAAACTTTGCTAGAATTTGAAGCTCACTCTTAGAAATCATTCTAGAGTTTAAACGCTCAAGAGGAATCTCTGTAGCTATGGAAACCATACGTCTGAATACTTGTTCTTTTGTCATTTCTATACTGAAGTACAAAGAGCTATGTCCTTGCATGTATTGATTAACAGCAATATTACTACAAGTGAAAGACTTACCAGACCCTCTTCTACCGCCTAATAGTACTAGATCTTGTTTAGCAAATCTCAAGCCAGTATCATATTCAGAGTTTAAACCTAAATTTATGTAGTTCTTTAGCTCTTCTTCTGTTTGGAAAAGCTCTATCTTCTGCATACTAACAGAATCTACATCTAGCTCTACATTGTCTCTAACTTTTATAATTATATTTTCTAAGGCTTCGATATTCTCTTCCGCTCTAGACATTGCTACTGATCTGTCAAGATATGAGTCAATTTCTGTTAGAACCATATCTTGAGTGTACTCATTTTTTAAGTATTCAAGCAGAAGATGAGCTTCAGAATCTACCTCTGTAGACTCTAAGGCCGCAAGTTTCTCTTTTACTTCTCTACTGGGTACACTAAGTTTTAGATCATCAAAGGAGGGAAGAGCGTTCTCTAAATCAAAGTGCTTAGAGATAGCCCTGAAAATTGAATGAAATTCTTTAGGTAAATATTCAAGCCGTAAATTGCCCCAGGTTTCTATATCCTGTTCTCTAATAATTGTACTTATAAGAGCAGTGGCAATATTCATATAACTGTAAGCATTTTTTAGGCGTAAATAAAGGTGGGATGCAGAAGCACCCCACCTTCAAAGTTAAGAAGAAACTATTAGTTAGCTGCTTCTTTTTTGCTGGGGTAGTCTGCAGCTTGCAGACCTCGACGCGTAAGCATAGTCTTAACGCCTCGTACAGTCTTCCCAATCTCTTCGGCGATTTCGTCCACAGTCATTTCGCTTAGGTCCCCAAGATCTTCCAGAGGATCTGTAACAGACCCTTTCATATCACGCTGGGGAGGAATAGCTTCGATCTGCTTCGAACGAAGCAAAGATAAAGCCTTACCACGAATAGAGTTCACAGGTCGACCAAGAGCCTCTGCAATTTCTTCTACAAAAGCGCCGTCAGCAACCATACTCAAGAAGGTAGACTCTTCTTCATCAGAATATGTTTTAGTGCTAGCAGGCTTTTCAGTCTTCTTAACATGGTCTGTGAGTTCCATGCTAAGAACTTTACCTTGAATTGATTTTGCTGAATATTTACCGCCAGCAAAAGCATCCGCAATTTCAGCATAGGTATACTGCCCAGAGTTAGACTCTACAAACTCACGAAGAGTGTCTTCCTCTGCTTCGCTAAAAGCACGAGAAGAGCCCGTGGCTGCGGATTCTACTTCATAACCCATTTTACGAAGTTTAGACGATACAGAACGAGTGCTAGTATCAAGATTTGCCGCTGCTTCCGCAATAGTAGATTGCGAGACAGGGCTTTCGTCACCGACAAAAGTAGTGAGCGAGTCGGTACGCTCATCAGTCCACTTAGGTACTGCCATATTAAATCTCCAATAATTCTTTAATATCAGATATGATA